ATCTACACGCAACTCAAAGTGTACGAAACGATTCTCAAGTGGCTTAGGCATGCGATATGCTACGCCTTTGTCAGTCTCACGGTTACCTGCCGCAATAATAACCACATTCTCAGGCAGAACATATTGCCCAATCCTGCGGTTAAGGATCAATTGGTAGGCGGCAGCCTGAACACTCGGAGCCGCCGAGTTGAGTTCGTCCAAGAAGACGATTACGGTATCATATTCCTTAGCGACATCAGCAGTAGGTAAATCGGCAGGGGGGAGCCATTTCATTACGCCAGTTGCTACATCTGGAACAGGATACCCACGAAGATCGGTAGGCTCAAACAAAGCAAGACGCATGTCAATAACTTTAGTTCGCCCGAGTGTACCCGATTCCGCGATTCCTTCAACTAATTCTGATTTACCAATGCCTGGAGGTCCCCACAGGAACACAGGACGCTTCTTTTTAAACGCCTTGGTAATTAACGTTTTTGCTTCACTAATCCGTACAGTACGGGATTCAAAAGGTGCAGACATAATTTAGGTCCTCTTGTTGTTTAACTTTTCTCAACTCTTATTATTAGTATAGCACCATATCAGGATAAGTCAACACTTTTTTAAAGTTTTTCTACTTTTAATCCACATTTTTTTAGGAATTCTACACCGCCAGCACTGCGATACTCTTCACCATAGTATACTTCCTGAATTCCTGCTTGGTAAATCATTTTAGCGCAATCCATACAAGGACTGTGAGTAATAAAGATACTTGCTCCCTCGCCGCTTTCTACACTTCTAGCAAGTTTGCTAATGGCATTGGTTTCAGCATGTAGCACTTCGGTTTTGGTTACAAGTCGTGTAATGTTGTTCTCCACAACTTCATCTTCGCAAACATTATCCCAACCACTAGGTGTACCGTTATATCCGATACTAATGATGCGATCATCCTTTACAACAATAGCACCCACATTTAGGCGTTCTGCTGTACTTAACTGAGCAAATCTCTTTGCTACATCCATATATGCTTGTTTAAATTTATCTTTCATTGGGTTTTCTTTTCCATAGGGTTAATTTATATGCGCCTGTATTGGGCAAGTTTAGTTCGCAAGTTCTAACATAAGGGCTAACACTACACCATTTGGGGAACTCTTGTGAGATTTTTCCGTGTCCTGTTACTACTATGGCTGTTTTTTTGCCCTGCCACCAGACACCTTGTATCCAATTAGTATATTCTCTCCAGGCTTCATGTACTGTGTATCCATGTAAATCTAGTTTTGCCATCTCTTTTCAATCTCTTGCTTATACTTAGTGGCAGTAAGAATATCATAATGATGAGCATCTCTAGAATAGTCTAATATACTCTGAAACTCTACAAGTTTACTAGCATGTGGTTTTAACTGCTCTAGTGTTTCATAATCACCAACAACTATCTTTCCACTATATCCAGGAATAACTGTTTGTACAAGATTAACTGAATGTTTGGCACTTGCTTGTTCTACCATTATGACATTTTTTATTAAATTGTCAACATGTTCTTGAATGTCTTGTACTTCCTGATTGGGTATTCTTGCTTTTATATCTCCCAGGTTTTTGACATCGTCTGCCTCTCGTCTTTGAATATAACTCCACTGAACCACTGCTCTTTTAGGCTGTACTTCGTTAAAATAATCACACGCCCATCTTGCTATCCAGTCGTTGCTGGCGCCGTCCATGGAGATATTTACGGCTCCGAGTAAGTTGCTTAATCTGTGTTCCACTGGTTGCCCTAGTCCAACAATAAAACTATCTCCAAAAATAACTGGAGTATTGATTAAATCTTCTGGCCACTCAGCGTCTCTAAATCCTCTACTATTAAAAGTATAATCTACTTCGTATGGATAGTTGTTAAAATGATCTAATCTATCAATGTTATGGGCGTTTTCAAGACTATGTCTGGCCACTCTATCTGGATGATCTATTCCACTAAATTCCACTTTTTTATTTACAAAATGTCCAATTTTAAAGCGCGGATAAATCATTTCTTGCCCTTACTTTGCTTAACTCAGGTGTTAAGTTTCTTATCTGTAATCCATATACCTGATCCAGAGCTTCAAAAAGTCTAATAGTTTCAGGGTGCCATACTCCACCATTATAGTGGGAAAACATAAACGTCCTAATACTCTCAATTCTTTCTTGTGCTTGTTTTACCATCCAGTCTTCTTTATATTCTCTTACTTTTACTAGTGCTTGATCAATACTTCTAGCACCAAATAATTTTAAATGTGTTGGTAAAAATACGCAACTTAACTGATGTGGTGGATCAACAAATGCTACGTTAATTGGAATCTGATTATCTACTAGATAAGAAATTAACGGAATAAAGTCTAACATGGTAAGCACATTTACTGTGATTGCCGCTCGTACTTCAACAATGTCTTTAATAACGGCAATATTTTCTGTTACAGTAGGCCAGTTACTTCCCCAACGGAAATAAGCAAAAAACTTTTCGCTGGTGTCTAAACTAACAAACACTTTGACGTGATCAAATTGTGCCCATGCTTCTAGTATCTCTTCGCCTGGCAGTGTTTTCAAACTGGTATGATATCTTAATTCTATGTTTTTAGGAAGTTTGTTTAAGTATTGTAGATGTGTTTTTTCATAAAGTAAAGGTTCACCACCAGTAAAGTGAACTGTTTTTAAATGATCGTTTTGATCAAAAAACTCTGTGAGTAAATCAGGGTCGTCTATAAAATTGTTGTTAAATTGGTCTGTAAGTCCTTGTATTTTAATCCAACGGCTCGAACTATTTTCATCACAGTGAGCGCAAGCATTGGTACACATGCCATGTGGGCGGATTTCCATTGTGTGTATTTTACTAACATCGGCAGTCAAATGATTCTCTAATATAGTTTCTACTAGATCTAAGTTTTCTACTATATCTTCTGTAAAGTATCTGTTATACTGCTGTCTGGTGCTTTCTACACCTTCACTTTCTCGTCTGTGACATTGTACACAATTAGCGTTCTCTCTGCCATTCCACAAATCGTCTCGTAGAGCTTGCATACTGGTATTATTGTATTCAGAAACCAAATCACCAGTTTTCCATTTACCCTGTCGTTCTTTACTACGATAGCAAGGGTAAAAACTACCGTCTTGATCTAAATCTACGTTAACATAAGGTGCCCAGCAAAAACTATCAGGCAGTTTATTCTTTTCCATCTAGCCATCCTTGTGCGCCAGCAAGTTTTGCCATAAAAGCATCTTGCTCTGTAAACAATATAAGTTGTTTAGCGTCTATGTAATAAGGGTATGTCATTTTTCGTAACAGTTGTAATGTGTTTCCTGCTTTGAGTCCTGGACTTTCAAAGTTCCAGTGTTCGTAATATTTACACATCATTGATCTTCCACGTTTAGTAAGACGTAATGTACGAGTATTTAAAAACAGATCCTTGATAGTGTGTTCTGCTCTTGCTTGATTATTTAAACTGTCTTTTATTTGATTTTGTATTTCATTATACATCGTTCTTGGTTACTATCTCACCCTGAGTTAGTTTTACCACAGTAAACTTGTTAGTTTGAAATTTCTTGTTAAGTCTATCAGCAAGATTAAATGCGTGTCCACTATTACTAAAACTTACTTTTTTATATTTGGGTCCTGGATAATTTACTAAACTGTTGAGTGTTCTTAAGTTAATAGGTTTGCCTTCATAAAAGACTGCCCAAATGGCACCAGCATCTAGTACCTGTTCTGTGTTATAACTCTTGTCGCTAATCTCTAATAAAATAGTGGGTTTCGGTCTTGCCATGTTTAATTCTCCAACCGTATTTATACCGATTCGAGAATTAAATGCTATTTTAATTATTTGGGTGGCATTACAATAACACTTTGTCCTGGTTGCTTGAATACACCAAGAGCGTATTTTGCTTTGAGTAATTTATCACCTCTGATAATGTCAAACTCAATAGTAGTGTTTGCTTTTTTGGTTAGGATAGTTTTAATAATCATTAACGGACTTCTGACTTCTTCTCCATCAATTTTATATATGATATCTCCTTCCTGAAGTGCTTGTTCGCCCCATTTTTCAATTTCTTTTTTAGCGTCTTCAACACCGTCATCTTCCCAGGTAACCTGAACATACGAGCGTTTTCCGTTTAATAACTGTGATACTTTTTGTGCTTCAGCAGGAGTATCTAAAAATTTAAATGTAAAATTAAAATCAGGGTATACAACATGTCCTTGTTCAAATATTTGATCTACACTGATTTTTGCTTGCCAACTTGGTATAGCCATACTAATACCATCCCATCCAGGATTTCTATTGCTAGAAGAAATACTTGGACTAACCAGCAAATCATTGACGCCAACCACTTCACCACGACTGTTTAATACTGGACCACCACTGTTTCCACTGTTAATAACACTATCATGTTGTAACATAAAGTTAAGGGGTCTTAGATTAATTCTATCTTTAGAACTTATAATACCACTAGTAACACTCCAGTAAAAATTAAGTCCGTGACCAACACTGAATATTGTAGTGCCATCTTCAATGTCCCAACTATTTCCCCAGTTAAGAGCAGTCCATTCTTCTTGATCTTGTTTTTCTATTTCAATCACCGCAATGTCAGTGATAGGATCAACACCCAAGATAGTTCCATTGTATTCCCAAGGACGTTTGGGAACCATGATTTTAATCTTTAATTTTGTTGGAAGTTTTTCGTAATTTTCAATAACGTGATGATTGGTAACAATATAACCTTTGTCATCAGTTACTTTAGTAAAAAAGCCAGACCCAGTTACTAGTAGTCCGGCTGCATTTGCTTGTGATCTATCGGCTTCGTTAATGACATCAACATGAATCATGACAGTACTAAGTACCGCATCTTCGATAGTTTTTTGTGTAATATTTTTTTCTTCTATCCAGTTATCATAAACTAAAAAACTAGTTATTGTTAGTAATACTACCAACAATGTATTAATAACCCAAGGAAAGAGTCTTTTTACGATAGACATAATCGAGCCCTCAGTAGAGGCTCACTTTATATGCCTCAATGAGTATTTAGTCTCTTAAACTCTTTTTAAGTTCGAGATTCATTTCCCATTCAGTCATATATGGACCACGATAAGGATACTTCTCTAATGTAGCCACTTTGGGAGCAAAACTGGGCAACCAACGTTTAAATTGAATAATATAATATCCTGCCGCGAACAATGTATTAGCGTTCGCTGTCTTTTTAAATGCTGGTATGCTAGGATGATCTGCTGGTATCGGTTTGTTAAATCCTGTAGGATATCCGTTTACATTGGTATCCTCGTTGAGCAGATTATGATCTCTCCTAGCATCTTGTACTTTGAATAATTCATCAAAGTTTTCTAAAAGTGTTTTTGTTTCACTCCTTTGATCAAAAAATTCGTACTTGCCGTCGTTGATAAAACGGACAGTACCTATTTTATTGTTATTGTTTAGTACTATCCAAAACTTGTCAGATATAACTTCTTGTGCTGTGTACATTAGTTGTAGGCCGCATTTAAGTATTGAGCATGATCTGTAGCATTATTGCTAACATTATCAAGTCTATGCTTACCACAAAACTTCATAAAGTGAATACCAACTTGTGCTACTTTATCTTTTTGTACTTGCTCAACAATACTAGCGTCTAACTTTTGCTTGATGTCTTCAGGCTGTGCCGTAAGATCAATTAGTGCCATGTTACGCTCATAGTCTTCTAGCACACGATGTTCTACATTCTCATGGTCTACCCAACGTTGTAGCATAAAATTATTCCAATTATAACCTTTGCTGTTGCGATCATCAAATGCTTCTAGCATGCCAACTTTGTTTTTAGTGCCTTTTTTACGAGCACCAGGAAAAGCACTAAAGATATTATCACTTGTATCACCACGGATACACTTTTCAAACAGTAACCATTTAGGGTCACCAATCTGCTTGGGCTCTTTTGTTTTCTTGTCAATTACAGGATTGCCTTTGTCGTTAAATACACCTTCAACTGTAATAAGCTCTCCAGTAATACCATTATATTGTTTTACATTGTTCGTAAGTAACTGATAGTAATCGCTATCGCTACTAACAACAATATGATTGTCGCCAGGATGGTTATGAATCCAGCGGGCGATAAAATCATCTGCTTCACATTCTTCATGTTGTAATACCGTACAGTTAGTTTTGTTAAGGAAAAACTCTTGTAGTTCTGAGAAGGCGTCCCAGAACTGTTGATCTTCAATTTGCTCTCGTTCTGTTTTTGCCTGAAATGCTGCTGTTCTATTACGTTTGTAGGGCTCATAATAGTCTTTACGCCAACTACGTCCTTCCAAACAAATCACAACATGACTACCTTGTTGGTCGCGCCATACTTTGTTAATACTGTTAAACATAATATGATATGCCATACCAATTTTAGTATCCATATCATCACCACGGACAACGTGTCTTGCCCGCATAAACATATTAGCCGTATCTACTAGAATGTAAGTTTGCATTATGACAGTCCTAATTGTTTGCGTAGTTTTTTAACTTGTGCACGAGACATTGCTTTTCCATTTTGCATAATATACTGTGTTTGTATTGCAATAGACTTATAGCGAGGATCATCTCCTTCTTCTACTTTTACTAAGTCTGAGAAACTAGCAGGATACAAACCTGCTTTTGCTACAATGTGAGATGCGATTTGTTCTGAAACTTGTTGATTGGACATATCTTTCTCCATATACTTTACTGTTATACATCTATTATATGGTAAAGTGTTTTACTTGTCAAGCAAAATCGTCAGTTTCTCCAATGCCGCGACATAAAGCAGTAAACCATAAATCGACTACTTCTTCGTCATTAGCACCTGTATACCCGCTATCGCGAAGTTTTTGTACAAACGGTTCATTCCAATCTAGTTCAAAGTATCCTTCACCAGGATTTTCAGGATTAAGTTCAACACTGATAACCTTAACATAAGGCTCTCCTTTTGCTGTTGCTTTTTCCTTGTCAGTTAATTTAGGTTTACTTTCTTTTGTTTTTTCGTTAGTAGACTTTTTGTCTCCTACGAGTTTATTCCACCATCCCATAATTTACCATCCTACCTTTTCCCATGGTACATCTTTGTCACCAAAGTGTCCATATGTACAGTTTTTACTATATTCATAAAAGTTAAACATATCAAAGCGATTAATAATACCCAATGGTGTTAGGTCAATATTGTCTCTGATAAACTTTTCAATACTACGATTGTGTCCATTACTATCTACATAAATGCTAGTTGGCTCTTTAACACCAATAGCATAACTTAATTGTATTGTACACCAATCTGCCATGTCGTCTGCTACTACATTCTTAGCAAGCCAACGAGCCATGTATGCGGCGCTACGGTCTACCTTTGTAGGATCTTTCCCACTAAATGCCCCACCACCATGAGGAGCAAAACCACCATAGGTATCCACGATAATTTTCCTTCCAGTAACTCCGGTGTCACCATCAGGACCGCCAATGACAAACTTGCCAGTAGGATTAATATGCCAAATAGTTTTTTCATCCACCAACTCCCTTAATACATCATTTACAGCATCTTTAATAGGCATCTTAATACTGTGTTCAAAGCCATCTGTATGTTGATGACTTACAACAACTTGATCAACACGCTCTACACGATTACCACGATACTGTACACTTACCTGTGCTTTAGCATCAGGCAACATGTATTTGTAACCACTCTCTCTAATCTCTTTTAGTTTTTTGAGAATCTCATGGCTGTAATAAATTGGTGCTGGCATCATTGCTGGGTTATCGTTACACGCATAACCAAACATCATGCCCTGATCGCCTGCGCCAAAGTCATCTGTGCCAAGTCCAATGTCTCCGCTTTGGCTGTGTAAGTTGTTTACAATAGTCTGGTTATCAATACTGAGCCTCTCCCAGTGGAAACCATCCTGTTCATAGCCAATTTCTTTTACCTTGTCTCTAACAATTTGTTCTACTTCTTCACTGCTAACGTTAAAGTTTTTAACTTCGCCCGCCAACACAACATAGTTGGTAGTTACAAGTGTCTCTACTGCCACACGGGTTGTTTCGTCACCCGCTTTCAATCCAGCATCTACAAGTGCGTCACTAATCTGATCCGCTACTTTGTCTGGATGGCCGTCACTAACACTCTCGCTAGTAAAAATATAATCGTCTGTATTTGTCATTTAAAATCCGCTCTTTCTAATTCTATCAACATCAATAGGTGCTGTCATCGCTTTCTTGTGTGATTCGTTTTTGTAATAGTCTGCTGGCATCCTAGGCTTAATACCATCAATTACAATTGGTTCATGTTCGTTGTAATCAATATCAGGTCCCCCAGGCATTGCCGAAGAGGCTGATGTGAAGTCGGGGGCTGAACCTCCAACCTCGCTCCATACATGCTTCTGCGACTTCTTTAACATTGAGATTGTATTCTTCGGAACGTCCGCCAAGAGGCATAAGATATACCGGACACTCGACCCCGGCGCCACGATACTCTTGAACAGCTCTTGTAACTTCATCAATGTCGTCACGATCAGCGACAACAAACTTGAGATAAATGTCACTGCCGTTAACAGTATTATAATCCCTAGCCACATCAGGCTTAATAGCAGTTTCCCAAGGTTCTCCGCTAACACTAAGTTTTGGGGAACAACTCCAAGTGACGTTAATGAGGTCATTACTGTTGAGGTATCGCTTAAAATCTTCATGTAGAAGTTGCGTAGTGTTTGTTTCAAATGTAACATTTTTTAAATCCTTCATTTTAGGGTGTTCAAATATTTCGACATAGAGTTTCTGCCATGCCAATAAAGGTTCTCCACCTGTAATAATCAAGTGGATGTCTTGTCCATTATCCTGTGTCCACTTGCCCTGTGGTAGTAGACTGATTAGATGCTCAACAACTTCATCAACTTCTGCTAGTTTGTTAAAGTCTTTGAACTCTGGATAGATGCTGGCATAAGTATCACATCCTGTGTGGATGATTGGTAGGTCCTCGAATTTTTCCGTAGTCTTATGTACGCCAGCATCAATAAGTGCTTTTACTTCTGGATTGTAACGATTGCCTTCAGCATGTTGCTCCCAACGATCTTTGTCTTTGGGAAGTCCAAAGTTCATACAACGGAAGTTACAACCAAATGTGCGTAGGAATACACTGGGTACTCCTACATATTTACCTTCACCTTGTACTGAATAAAATGCTTCGCTATAACGTAATTTCATTAATCAATGAACCTTTCTTTACGAATAGTCCAGGGTGTATAAATGGCACTGTTAGCACCATGTTCACTACACTCTACACTTTCACACCAACAACGTCCGTCACTCATTTCTCTAACAAGTTGATCAGCAAACTGCCAGGCATGTTCAGCAAATTTCTCCGCACCAACACCATCAAATACTCTAATCTCTGCTAGTCCTTTTCTTTCGAGTTCACGCATAGTTCTCATCTCAGGATCTGCTGAATCAACTACAACTTTGTGATCGAAGTTATCTTCTAGCCAAGCCTTTAGAGGTTTTAGTCCGCCGAAGTCAACTGCCCAGTTTTTATTGTCTAGATCTGAACATCCAAATACAAATTTAAATGCTAATGAATAACCATGAAGCAAATGACAGTGTGAATGATCTGCGTTTGGCTGTCTAAAGACTGCCGATAGGCCAATGTTATGACCGTAGTGTTTTGTACTGTAATGTGGCATTATTTCTCCGCTAATTTACTATTAGTTTTTATTACTTGTTCTAGTATACTATGATCAATAACTTTTGTCAAGGCTTTCAAGTCCTTAGGAAAACAATTTCCACTGTAACCTAACTTACCTTCGCTGTTAGGCGCCTTCATATGACTACGACCAATATTTTCAAACAAGCCCAATGACTCAGTCATTGTATTATAGTCTACACCTGGAAGAAGGTTACTATATATTTCGTGGAAGAATGCCACTTTGGTTCCTAACCAGGCATTGTGAACATATTTGATCATGCTTGCTGTTTCTCGGTTAGTAACAATACTGGTTACATGATGATCAAATACACTATTGAACAATTCACTCCACCACAAACAATCTTGTGAGTTATGATAATGTCCAAAAATTTGAAATACACTGTTTTCAAAATCTTGTTTTGCTGTTGCTTCACGCAAAAATTCAGGATTATAAACTACATTTCTACCGTAGTTTCGTATCAAGTCTGGTGTTACTGTACTTTTCAGTAGTACCTTTTTATCGCTACCCGTCTGTTCTAGTACACTAGTTACTATACTATCATCACATGTGCCATCTTTATTCATAGGTGTTGGCACACATATTATAACACCATCACTTCTATTTATCGCTGTTTCTAGATCTGTTTCTGGATACAATTTGGTATCCACTTTAAATATTTGTACGCCTTTGCTTTCTAAATAATCTGCGACAGTGCCGCCTACAAACCCACATCCTATTATTGTTATTCTTTTATCAAGTCTGACCATTTTTTTAATTTGTTATGCTTAACAATGGCACTATCTGCTAGTTCACCTTCAGTAACAATATCATGATCTATCATTAAATTAATCATACACTGTACATCTCCTAGTTCTTCAAGTAACCGTTGTCTTTGTTTTTCATCAAGTCCAAAACGGACTGCCTTCATACAAACTTGAGTGAGCTCACCGCATTCTTCTGCGGTGATACTCATCAGTTGTAACTGTGTTTTAGTTAATGGAGTTTTCAACAACCATCCCCATATACTACGTCTCCACCTACTAAGTCATCTTTTTCGATACTGTAACTTCCGTCACCGTTATCTTTCCATAGTAAGATATCACCTTCTACCCAACCCATTTGTGCTAATAGCGCATCTGGAAATGGTAAAATCAGGTCTCCGTTCTCGTCTTCCTGTACTGCTACTGTATAGATTTTATCAGACATTATCTGCTCTCCCAATGTTCATGACAGCGAGGTTCGTACGCTTCTGCGCCCCCGATAGCAACCCTGCCGCCACGTTTAGTAAGTCGGTGTGTTTTGCTCGCCTCTTTACCGCAGACATTACAAAACGCTCTAATTTTATGAATTTGGTCAGCAAGTGCTAGTAGCCTTGCTGTTGTTTCAAATGGTACGCCTCGACTGTCTTGATCTAGTCCGGCGCACACAAAGTTTACACCACTGCGTAAACCTTCTTCTACAAACCACGATGTTTCATTAGCATCAAAAAATTGTACTTCATCAATGAACACCGTGTGAAAATTGTAGGGTGCTATATTGTAGTTATCCTTTACAAGTTCTAAATCTATTACAGCAAGAGCGTCATGACTAAGATGATTATGCGTCACGATGCTTTTGCTATCGTAACGATCATCTAACACAGGTTTAAGAGCAAGTACATTTTTACCACTGTGTTCTAGAAACAATAATCGCTTGAGCAGTTCGCTACTTTTACCAGCAAACATAGGACCAGCAATTACTTCCAATTTGCCTCTTGGATATCCTGCCATTTTAGAAAACTTCTAAAAGTTCAATTCCTTGAGACTTTCCATTTGTAGACCCACCCTCGTTTTCAATATATTCATCATTATAATGAACCATATCTACTAGGGTGTCTCCCATAATTTGTGTGCCGTTAAATGTTAGTTTATCTGGATCAAATTCATCTGTTTCAAATTCACCACTGAAGAATCCGCCTTTTTCACTACTGTAAGCATGTACATAGTATCCAGGATCCAATGTATCTTCTGTAAACACTTCTTTATTAGCATCTACAACACTAATATCTTCCGTACTCCATACTATATTACCATCTTCATCTGTAACTTCTACATATAAGTTATCAATATAAGCACCGCTTGTGTATGCTACATTACCTACTTCATGCCAATATCCAAGCCAACGATTGTCATCTTCATCAGTGACTGGATTAGCACCACCATTATCTTCATATGGATCGTAAAACGCATGACTTTCTAGTTCATCTTCTTTATCAACCCAGAAGTTGTATATTTCGTCTGTTACTTTTCCTAGTGCTACTTCAGCACCGTAACCACTAATATCAATAGTAAATATTGCCATATTGTTATTCTCCTGCTAATTTCCTAAGCATGAGTTTCTGTTGTATACGTTTCTCAACGTCTAGTTTTTCTCTTTGCTCTGGATACATTTCCAGAATCTCATCAATAATCTCACTGATTACTTCTAAACGCAAACTAATATCCTCATACATTTCTGTAACACGATATTCTTTGCCGTTGTTTCGTACAATTAGTTCGCTATCAGTGTCATCATAAAAATGTTCTGATAGCATTTTAGCACCTTTATTATTCCACATAATTAAAAGTTCCCGTAGTCACGTTCGCCTTCCCATGGAAAAACAATCCAAGCATCATCTTCTCGTTTGTCGATTTCTAATGCCGTATAATCACATTCCTGGAAGTTACTTCCTGCGTTATCAATTAGACTAGCAAAACGAACATTGTTATGCCAAACTGTATCCCAATGTGGATCATTGGGCAGGCAACCTGATATCCAGTCTTGTTTAATCCATTCAAATGTTTTGCCAGTATCATTAATATCATCAAAGATAAGAATGTTTTTGCCCTTGCCACCACTGTCAGCATGTGGATAACCAAAAGCGTCTTCTGCCATCCAACAATTACTTTCTGGACCTGTGTATCCTTCACCAACATCTCGGAATCTAACATCCAAGGCATGCATTAGAATACCAGTCATGTTTGACATAATAACTGCTGGCACTAATCCACCGCGAGTCATACCCACAATGTAATCAGGGCGCCAGCCATCTGCGTACATAAGATTGTTAATAACAACAATCATGTGTTCAATATCTTTCCAAGTATAATGTACTTTCTTAACCATTATTTTTTCCTAGGTTTAACAATTTTAGGGGTTGCTGATTGTCTTTTATAATCTACAGTTTGCCTTACTTGATCAATGACCAATACCTTTTCATCTAGTGTATGGGCATTTTCTACTTTAGTACTAATGTAAACACCTTCTTTATTAAGTCTTGACCATGTAACATTTAGGGCCGCAACTTGCTCATAAAAGGTATCTACTAGTTCTTCAACATTTGGATCTTTCATTTTCTTCTCCAGTTATTGGGGGAGGCATTACACCTCCCCTTTTAACATTAGGCCTTTTTCTTAGGTGCCCGCTTTTTAGCAGGAGCCTTTTTAGGCGCCGGTTTAATTACAACAGGTGATGTTGTATTAGGATCTGTTGGAGTGTCATCTCCTACAGTAGAGTCCAATTGGTTTTGGATGTATTTCAAAAGAATACCATAAGCAGGAAGGAACACAATAAGTCCTACCACAATCTTAGTAAGTGTATTATTTTGAGCAACAATATCCCAATTAGCACCAATCCAAGTTAGTTTGCCTTCTGCGTCAGTTGCGCCGGCAAATGCCACATAGAAGAAAGTATATGTGTCAATAATGTTGGCCGCAATAGTTGAAATTGCTGGAGCCGCCCACCATGCTTGTGTGTAACGCTCTCTGATATGCTGGAATACATATACATCAAGCATTGTACCAACAGCATAAGCAGTACCACTGGCAAAACCTACTCTATAGGCATGTTCATCACCTAGTGCTAGTAGCACAAGTACTGATGCGATAATAGCAGGAATAACAGCCATTGCCACAACGGCTCTACCTGCCTCTTTACCAACCATACGAACTGTAAGGTCAGTTGCTACCACTACGATCGGAAACGTAAATGCAGCCGCCGCAAGTGGAAACTCGCCAAACAATGGCAAGTCGGCACCCGGAAATAAATTAAACCGGATTGTTACCAAGTAATTACTTACTGCAATTACAAGGGTGTGTAGGATTACTAGTTTAGTAACTAGAGCTCTATCTACACCTTCTAGTAGTTTTGAGAACATTGTCTCCTCCTTATTCATGTCCCTTCATACTCATACAAATGTTATAAAACTCTTGTTTGAGATGAGGGTCTGTTTCAAAAGCACCACGCATAATTGCGGTAGTCATATCGCTTTCATGTTCTTTAACACCACGATGTGTCATACAGTGATGCTCTGCTTTAACTACAACCGCTACGTTTGGAGTTTTAGCATACTTTACTAACTCTTCCGCAATCTGTGTAGTCATCTCTTCCTGAATTTGTGGCCTTTCGGCAATGTGATGAATTATACGATTAAATTTACTTAATCCAATAACTTCATCTTCAGGAAATATCCCTACCCATGCTTTACCCACAATGTTTTGAAAGTGGTGAGCACAAGTACTACGGATACTGATAGGGCCTGTAGCATACAGGCTCTTATATCCCATATTTGGGAAACTTGTTACCTTGGGAGTTGGTACATAACGCCCGCCAAATGTTTCGTTTACAAACATCTTGGCTACACGTTTTGCCGTCTCCTGTGTGTTATGATCATTTTCTGTGTCAATAACTAGAGCACGAAGTACACGTTCCATTTCTTTCTCAACTTCAGCCTGAAGTTTTGGAAGTTCTCTTGGCTCAATAAATTCACTGATGTTATCGTTACAATTAAATTTTGCGCCTGCGTCTACAATGCGCTGTCTAATTTTATCACTGGTTTTCATGTGTCAGTCACCTATCCCTAATAGTTTGTTATACATAATATCAGCATTAAGATAATCTCTAATAAGAATCTCTTGTTGCTGTTTAACAGCATCAGCATAACTATCAAAGTTATCTAACTTATCAGTTATGAATGCTTTTACCTTTTCCTTGTTCGCTTCATAAGCCTTATAGGAAGTTGTCCACTCACTTGGATATTTGAACTCTGGCAGATACATTTCACTGTAACTACACCTGTCAGGTACGATAGGAATGGCGCCAGTAAGCACTGCCTCCATTACACTAATACCCAAGTTTTCGTGTAAAGCACAACTAAAAATTGCCTTACTTTGACCCATTGTAGCATAATAACTGCTTTTGTCAAGATTCATTTTTTGTGTAATAATCATGTCAAAGTCATTGTTTAGGTCTTCAGCAATTTCAGGTTGCTTGTCTGCGTTGTAACGATGTGGCCACATAACACTACGATCTTTAGTAGTATTCTGATATTGTGTTAGTTGATCAACAATAAGTTCATGTGGTTGCCCGCTACGGATTGCCTTGTAATCAAAATTATGATCCATTTTGAGATTGCTCTGGAAAATTTTGATATGGTTATTGCTAGCATAGTAGTTATAGTCACTAGCATAGTACCAACTTTTTTCTGCCGCCCAAGGCCAGGGTTTACTCATTTTGTATCCAAGAATGTCACTTGGATCATATGCGCCGGCATGCCAAATACTGTGTATTTCCACAGGAATACCCAGCAAGTCACTCATGTATTTGATGGGAGTAATAATAAAGTTCCAGGCATCAGTTACTAAAAACTTATCGCCTGATTTAATTTTACCATTGCTGAACAGTTTACTTACTTCCACTGCCTGGCTTGCTTTGTAAACATTAGTAGCACCAAAGTCTAGAAAGGCACCTTCAGTTCTCTGTTCTGGAGCAAAATCTTCTCCGTCGATTGTAACTACTGTGTAATCAAGATTGTGTTCAGCAATTTTACGTTCCAGCATGACTGGAATATTTTCATACCATTGCTTGGTGTATCTTTGATCAATAGGTTCGATAGGGATAATATAAATTGTATTCATTAATCTCGTCTCTCAATATCGTCTTCAGTTAATTGTTCTCCCATCCAAACCTCAATAACATTGGCGGCTGTATCGCCTACATTATATGCTTTATGCCAGGTAAACACAGGAATGTCAATACTATCACCACTGTGATATGTTTTGCTTTCTTTGTCACCGTTTGGATATTCTAAATCCATTCTGATACTACCATGAACAACATGCCAGTGTTCACTACGCTCAAAATGTCGTTGATCGCTCAATGCTTTACCAGCATCAAACTCTAACTCTTTAACTTGCCAACGCCCGTTTTTGTCCAGTACTGTATATCTTCCCCAAGCACGTTCAGTTGTGGGTTTATCCCACTGCTTGAGTATCCAACTACTGCTATTCTTTTTGTCTTCCCCACCGACTCCAAACACAAATTTTACTTTGGGGTTGCCATCGTATACTTCCATTTCAGGAGTGGTTGTGTTTGTTCTATCGCCACCATTGGCAAAGATGATTTTGTCGTTAGGAGATGTTGTTGACATTGTTTTAAAAATAGCACCGCAAGCACTATCGTCAGTATCGTCAAAACTGATAACTTTGTCAACACAACTGAGTTCGTCAATGATACTAATGCGTTCTTGAAAAGGCATGAAAGGCTGACCCTTTTTACGAGTCAGCCAATCATCACTGTTCAATCCAACCCATAGTTCGTCACCCAGTAACTTTGCCGCTTTGAAATAAGCAACATGTCCACTGTGTAGCGGATCAAATCCGCCTGTAACTAAAACTATAGTGCGATCCATTAGGCGGCTTCCGCTCTGTCACGAAAATGAACTAACCGTCCAACATGGATCTTTAGTTTCTTAGGACTACGATCCTTTTGAATACGAATAACAATATCAAAAGTTACTGCGTTATCCTTATCAGTAGCAGTAATTTCATACTCGCGAATCCTATGGGCGTTCCTGAGATCACCAAGGAAAGCATTGAATAGTCGAACTACTTCGTTCGTACTGTTTTGGTTATACATATAGCCATCATATGGCTCGATAATTTTTAGGAGATCGTACTTGATATCCTGAAGTGTGTAAATGCCGCCAATAAAAACTGACATAATTTTATTCCTCTATTGGATTAAAAGTTAATGTGGCACCGTTCTCGTTATCCTCTGCCACTGTAATTGTAATTGAACGGTTAGGATACTTTGCGTGAATGACTTGTGCTAGTTCTTCAGCAATCATTTCACATGATCTATGGTTAAGTTCCAGAGTCTTTTCAGCATATAGTTTTTCTAGCCAACGTTTGAACTGAATAAATTCAATGTCTCTATCATCATGGAACACATCAATTGCTACACGAAAGTGAAAAATGTGTCTGTGTGCTACGCCTAAAAAGGACACATCATATTCATCACCAGTAGCCAGCGCAGGATCATCCTTCGCGGCTGGGTACAAGTGAATGCCTTCTTTCTGGAATGTTACCCAGATTTGGCGTTGTGCTACTTCAAGCATTATTTGTCCTCAGTTTGTGTTCTTAAAAGTTTAAGAATTTCCCAAAGTTTCCAGTCAATTGCTTCAGCATATTTCATCAGTTGCTCTTTTTCTTCTGCTGAAAAAGTTCCGCTTCCGGTGGTTGCTGGTGCTTCGACTGATGATTCAGTATCCTCTGCCACAGTTGTTACCTCGTCATCAATTAGTCTTACCTTTTTTACCATTGTATTACTCCTTAGTAAGTTTTGTTATTTCTTCAGAAATGGTTTCAATTTCTCGTTTAATGGCCAACTTTTCCTTTTTCAGTTGATTAATGTCTAAATCATCTTCATATGCTTTATACATTATTTTTATCTGACTGTCAAGTTCTTTGTGCTTATTTTCCAGTTGTGTTTTGTGTGCTTCCAGTTTTTTAACACTTGCCATTAAATACCTCCTTAATTAAGTGCTTCGAGAAACGCTTCTGCCTCCTCGGCTTGATCATCTGTAAATTCACCATCAAAATCATTCTCTGGCTCCTCTACTTCAAATAAGTTGTTAAACGACGCATTGCTTGATTTAATACTCTTTGATCCATTAAAGTTAGCCAACATTTGTTCTGCGTCATCTAACATTGTGTATGGAGTCTCGCTTTTAAACAGTTCATCAATAAAGTTTACTAGATACAATACGTTTCTTGGAACCCATGCGTCGAACTGATCCTCTTTACTACCATTTTTAACTCTACGCCACTGACGATAGTCAGGTTGATAAAGTTTAGTGGCACTATCTGTTAGTGCGTTAGCACGTTGTACACTTTCAATATGTTGGTAGACATTGTGCGCCATTAACAAGAAGTAGGATAAACTATCCCAACTTGTTTTACCTTCTTTGCCAATCTTGTTGACCATACCAGGAGCATACCAACAAATATCTCCCATTGTAAGCCTATCAGCAATAGGACTACTCCAGGGGAATGGCAAATTAGTTTGTGAAAGTTTTTTACTATCAACAGCACTGTCCATCACATAACCAAAACGATCGTTTCGGTGTACATGTTGTGTGTACATCTGTCCTTTGGCTGTCGCAATAAACGGACTAGCACAGTCAAACGTTACTTCCATATTTGGATTTACATGCTCACGCAACGCACGTTTGATAGCAGTATAGGCTACACTCCACTCAAGTCTACTAATACCCAAGTAGTGTAGCAAGTCTCGTTTACCTTGTTCAAGTTGCTTATCATCACGCATCTTGATTAGTGTACGCAACACAATGTTAATGTCGTTTTTAGTGCTACCACCAAAAGCAAATCCATCTAGGTCATGTTGCTTCATATTCTCGTACCAGTACTCAGCCTCGTTCCAGTTACGCCCTTGCATAACATTTAGATACTTTGTCTGATGCTTACGATTTTTAATAAACCACCGTACATTAAAGTCGGTATAATCCAAACACTCATTAAAGTTACTGATACCAGTTCGTTCTCTGAATGTAGGTTCTGCCGCCAGTGTAGGAATATCAAGTATCATACTGTAATCAGCGGTGTGTTCTAACCAGTTGAGAATTGTATGTCTCAAACTGTCATCAGTTTTAAAGTTTTTCCAGTCACACTGGATAACACCTTTAATAATCTGAAAACCACCACTATCACCAAGCACAAAACTGGTGTTTCGGTCTCTGCCTTGTACCATGTTATCATGTACAAGAGCTTTGTTTGTATCTAACTGAGCATGGCCAGCACTATACAAACTCCATTTGTAATTGTAGTATGCGTCTGGTTTTAGGAAGTCACAGCCGTCTAGACCATCTTCAAATCCAGCAGGAATACGTTCAGGAGGAAAAAAGGCATCGCCCTGTTCTCTGTATTTGCTGATTGTACGATCGTAAAAACTGCTGATGCTTGGTAAAAATACCGCATAGTCTCTATTACGTTCTGTTAAGTTAATTTTATTAGCCAAGGTTTACACCGTCATTGCTGGGAGGATATAATCATATTTACCAAGTCCAGTATCAATACTGATCTGCAAAGCACCTCGCTTTGAAATCTGCATCACACACTGTCCTGACATACCAAGTTTAAGAATTGCCAATACTTGTCCCAATGGCCAAGCATAGCCTTCGTTAAGTTCACCTTCTACATTTGTAGCAAATGTTCGCTTACCTGTAAATGATCCGTCAGCGGCACCTACTGTAACAATAAGATTACCGTTGTCTGTCTTAACAGTAAAGTTAGGCTCAATGCCACCATAAATGCCAGCAATAGCCTGTAGTTCACCTACTTTTGCTTTTGTAGGCTCAAATGTGACGTCCCAATCTGTACCTTTGAACTTGACAGTTTGTAGTGTCTGTTCAATAATCTCTTTGCTCATAAAACGATATTGGTCAGTGTTTCCGTCTTTGTCTTTAAACAACAAGTGATCCGGCGTACTTACACCATTGCGTTCGCGATTAACAACTTCTACAGTTGCGTCATCTTCTTTGTAGTTTGCTAGATTAGTTACACCACTTAGGAAACCAAGGTTGCCTAGTCCAAACTCACCGTTAAACTCTGTCACAGGATTGTGAAGTTTTGCTTTAAGAATAACAGTGCGTTCTGCATCCATTGCGTCAAGAGTTGTTTCAGCATCTGTGCCTGTAATTTTAACGGCACTAATAAAACCAAGACCTGCTGTCATTTTTACAACGTCTTGTACTACGTCTTTAGTTACACTCATTTAGAGTTCTCCTTTGTTAGATTTAATACTATAACTATATGATATTATTTAGAAAATGTCAAGCCTTTTTTGATCATAATGCGTTTAAAACGGCCATTCTTACTTGAACTGTTCTGCGAATGGGTCAAATTCAGTGCCACACTTTTGTGAACACACACCAAGTTTGCCCGCCTTGATACTTTCGAGAGTCCAACTTCTCTTAATATCTTCCATTATACCACTTTCAAAGACTTTGTCAAGTCCTTTTTCAATGGCATTGATACCATCCTTGCCGCCAGCACGGTCAATAAAATCCCACACTTGTTCGGCACGATAGTCGCTGTGCCACCACTTGTACATGCGTCCAGCGGTCCAACAGCAAGGCATAACCAGCCCTTCTGCGGTTACAAAGATACTCATGTCTTTTAGTATTTTACAATCAATCTTTGCCTTATTGTAGTAATCCATCATACTACCATAAGTCTTTTCAATCTCTTTTTCTTTAAGCAGTGCTAAGTTTTGATACTCTGCTTTTTTGGGTTTCGCAAGTGTTACTGTTTCTTGCCCTTTGCGGTTCTGTGCTTGATGCGTTTCCTTGCCTTTGTTTTTAGCACTGCTAAAGAAACGCCCAGTCTTCTTTTTCATAAACTTCTCAAAACCCCATTCATTAGCAAGTTGTTCAGCACGTTCTACATCATCTTCACTATGTTCAAAGATAATATAATCCCAACGAGCTCTACCACCAGCACCAATAAATGCCTTCATACTACGCTCTACATGTTCCCACACAACGCCTTGTCTGTACAAATGGTTTGTATTTTCTAGTCCATCTACACTAAAAATAACAGCACCCATACGTCCAAAGATACTGGCAAGTTCTTGCCACCATTCTGTAGTTCTGGCGCCAGCATTTGTGTTCATGCTTAACCACATTTTAGGGTTATGTTCCCTGAAGTATCGAAAAATCTCCAGTGTATCTTCAGCAACGATAGGATCACCCAGGTTACCACACATATACATTGTGTTAAGTTGACCAATAAATTCTGGTGGAAATATACGTTTACAATCTTCTAAACTGAGCTCTTTAAGATTGCCTCTGATATGCTGATTAACAGCACCGCCATTCTCATTACGATCACACATTGGACAGGCGGCATTACATCTTTGCGTAACTTCCAAGTGAACTGTTTTAATATCTTCTACTTTATACATTAGTAAATCCCATCAAAAATAAAGTAATCAACAACAAAGGTAATCTCTGCGCCAATAAACACTGCTAGGTAGTAATTTTTTAACCAATCCCAGAGCTGTTTAATAAGCCACCAAGCGGCTATAACTCTTAAAGTATATTGTACATCTGCCCACAACAAGTCTTTTATGTTGGGTATGTTTGACGCATCAAACAAAAAAGCAAATAATCCGTTGTCATAAGCAAAACTTACCTGTGCGGCAATTAGTACAGCCAAGTAATAGTTCATGTAACGGTTAAAGAACTTTACAATATGTGCCGTTACTACCAACCTATATGCTACATAGGTTGCGTTAACAAGTAATAATTCAATCATCTAATACAAACGTCACGTCAACCCCAGGACCAATTTCACTGGGCATACCACCATGTTCCATGACATAATCTTTTATCACTGCTTTATACCATAGCAAACTATTATGTCTAGCAACATTGTTAAACCTAAAAATACTGTTATTGTCAGCAGGCTGTGTAGTAATTGCTCTAGCCGCTTCTCTCTGTAATTCTCTTGTACTGAGTTCGTCCAAAAACATATCAAACTCAGTCATTGTCATAACTACTTCTTCATCACTCATACTGTATTTCCTAACTGATTTTTTATACCTTTAAGTTTTACCATCATTGCCGTGGCGCTGTCTTTGAATTCTAGTTGTATACATTGTTGTCCATCAGTATCATAAAATACTTCGCCCAGATCCCAATCAACACCATAGTATACACCCATTGCTGTTATTTGACTGCTTATATTAGCAATAGCGTCATAGGTAGCGAAAGATCCTTCCATAATCCTAGTAAAGTCCATAGTATTATAGACTATAATTTCTGGATCCATTATTTTCTACCAATAAGCATAAAGCGATTGTACAAATAAGTATCAAGTTCGCCTTCATAGTATAGTTCGCTCATGGGATACTTTTTCTTAACGTCGTTAAGATCTCTACAACAGTTTACATGTTGCTCGTTGTCAAAGTAATCGTTTTGATGTAATACTACTAGTTGTCCGTCAGGTAAATCTTCAAACCACTGGTTATTCATGTGTTCACAACTAGTATTAACAACCAAATCTACTTTGCCAATTTTATTAAAATTACTTAATTCTGCCGCTTTTTTAAACCGGGCAAAAACATCTTCTTTATCAGCATACAATCCTTCTCTGATTTCTTCAGGCGTGGTATATCCTTGTCGTATTTCTGCTTCTTTTTCTTGTAGTCTTTCTGTATACTTTTTTTCTTGTTTTTCAATCCATGAATCAACCATACTCTGATAATGATCTGTTTTACGGTTCTTGAGATTCATCTTTGGATAAAATAACTCGTTGTCTTCCCATTTCAGATTATTTACATCTGTATGTATAGGAAAAAATCTATGTTCTTCAACTTCACCAGGGTATAATCTTTTACAAGGTTCAATTGTTTTACTATCCATATCAAGACTGTAAATACTGTCTACGTCCCATCTGTGATATAACATGTAGGCAAAAAAGTTATACCAACCACCATAAAAAACTACATTACCCAGTCTTTCACTACGTGGTATTACTTTCTCAAGTTCATCAGCAAGCCAGAGTTTACTCATTATCTGTCCTCTGCTGAGGAAGTCTCCTAGATCAGGAGCATCACCAAACTCGCCGTTATCATCTACCCAGTAGTTCATAAAGTTTACCATGTTGCTTAGTAGTATGTCCTCCTTCATGTACTTACGGAGTAGACTGATAATAAGTTGTGGCTTATCATAATCTACTTCAATATGATCCATGAGCAGTACATTTAACCAACTTTTTACATGTACATCATCACTTTTATCTCGCTGAACTAGTTCCAGGATTAAATCTCGTTTCCTATACCAATTGTTGTGAAACAGTGCTTTGAATATTACTTCCCAACGTTCATTTTGTGCTACACCATCTATTACCTGTGTTTCACGTTTAAAGTATTCATCTAGTCCATTTAACCAATGATACTTTTCTACAAATTCAGAGTGCTTCATTAAATTGTTCCTTTAACCATGCCCAGTCATTTATCTTACGGAGTGCTTCTTTATTATACTTATAGTGTGTGCCAAAGTCTTTACCTTGTTCAGCACCCATAATGGCGTACTCGCCATAGCGTCTATTTTCCCCTCGTGTACACCATACTTCTAAACGGTACATATCATCAACTTGTTTTTTGTTGTCAATAATACCACTTGCTAGTTTAGTACATTCACGGAACGCACTTCTCCAAGTGTTAAACGGATCAGTGTTAAACGCTGTTGTATTACTGATCTCAAATTTAGGAACAAATTTTGCTCCAATACTTGTGGTCATGTCTACTTTGAATTCCTCACAGGCCAGTAATTGCTTTTTGGGGAATAACTTTACTGCGCCATATCCATACAATAGATCATTGATAGGATTATGACTTCGATATGTAAAAACGCATTCTGTTTCTGGGACACCAGGATAGGCTTCTTTTCGTCTACTTGGGGTAAAATTAAATTGAAAATTGTCTTTGATCTGGGCATCAGCATCACAAACATAAAAGTATGTGGTTCTGCTTTCCTCGGCACATGCTTTGTGTGCGTTCAATAGTCCAACTATCCCATCAATGCGTTTGGCATGCGGTGCTTTTTCTAATAGTTTTTCAAAATTAGCATCCGCTTCGGGCTCACCGAATGTGAGCATGAATACGTCTAGCATTAGATTCCTTACGATAAATAAGTTATATTAGTATTTATTATACGGACAACCAATGTATTTGTCAAGCATTTCTTCTAGTAATCTAGAAGCCCTCAATAAATTTTATTCCTGGATGAACACTACTGGCAGAGCAAAAATATTACGTTGCACTGTACAGGGTGAGCATTTACGGAGTGCCTATGATTGTGACACCAAGAGTAGCACTTGTGGACATATGGTTGGTTTACTCAGCCGTATGATAGATCGTTTTGCTGAAGTTCCAGACAGTGTAAAGGACTACTTTGTTGAAAAGAGTATGCCAAACGAATGGAATAGTGAAAACGAACAGTTGTATTTATGCTATCAATTTTACAAACTTTTCTGGTTAGATCAGGATATAGAACGTAATGGTCAAGAAGCACCAGTACAACTAATACAAACAGGTAGAAATGTAGCAAGTCATCCAGGCAGTGATAAAAAGTTTGTAATCACGTTTCTCAATCCACTGGAAGACGTCAAATGCTTTTATATCTGGTATCCTGAACTGGATAACACACCCTGGATATGGACTCAGGGATACGAAGAAGTGGAAACTCCAGAAGAGTTTTGTGCTATGTTTCCACAAATACTACACAATACATTTGAATTAGAATATTGTGATGTAACATTTACTCAGGAAGGATATGATACCGGAGGCAATAATCATTTTAAACCATTTGCCAGTGGCGTACACAAAGGGTTACAAAAGTATGGAACAATCACCGGTGGCGATTATAGTTTAACTTTACCGCATTTAAGTTATCGTGACGGTGTACATCGTATGGGAATGTTTGCTGATAAAAAATTGTTTAGACAAATACGATTTGAAAACGGTGATTTTTATCTGGGTAAATATAAGTTTGTACACCATAATGGTGTTTGGTATCCAAGTAGATACTTTCACTTCCCAAAAAGTTTGAACGATACACACTGGAAGTATATTGAAAGCAGAGCTCTTTTCTTTGAAAATACAAGACCTTGTATTAGCTCGCACAGAAGGAATCAATGAAGATTTATATAGGTTGGGATAGTAAACAACAAGATGCCAGTGACGTTTGTGAATACAGTATTTACAAACATGCTAGGTATACGCTGAACGTTCAGCATTTAAAACAGCATGAACTAAGAGAAAGTGGTGCCTATTATCGAGATCCTCTTTCTCCTGCTAGCACAGAATTTACATACACTCGTTTTTTAGTACCGTTTTTGAACGACTATAAAGGTTGGAGTATGTTTTGTGATAGCGATTTTTTATTTACACATGATATTACAAGTTTATTTGATAGAATTAATCGCGAACCATATGCTGATGATTATGCTGTGTTTTGTGTAAGGCACTTACCTTATGATCCCAAACAACCAGTTAAATTTTGGGGACACGAGCAAGTTGCTCTTCCTAGAAAAAACTGGAGTAGTTTTATGATATTCAATAACAATCATCCAAGTTGTCGTAAACTAACACCACTGACCGTGTCAAACCGAAGTGCTGAATGGCTACACCGCTTTCATTGGTGTCATGATCGAGAAATAGGTGATATTAGTTATAGTTGGAACTGGCTGGTTGGAGAATATGGCGTAGCAGAGGCAACGCCTAAAGCACTACATTTTACCAATGGTGGTCCCTGGAACGATGTATGGGGACAACAATATGAACAAATGTGGTTAGATGAATATAAAGAAATGACTGGAATTCCTTATGGTACAATTCCCAAGAAGTAATACACTTGAAATAGAACTAACAAGTAAATGTACACTTAGTTGTCCTGTTTGCCCACGAGTTAGACAAGTCAAAGACAGAGAGAGATGGGACAATGGACATCTCGATGTTGACAAGTTAATAGATGCTATTGACGATACTGTAACCAAAGTATATTTTGGTGGTAGTTTTGGCGACGGCATCTATAATCCTGATGCTTATAAGATTATTGAGATACTTAAACAACGTGATATTGAGTTTAATTTTGATACGAACGGCAGTTATGTAAAAGAAGAAACATGGCACAAAATAGCCCAAGCGATGCCTGATCCAGTACAAGGAAAACTACATGGTATGGTCTTTAGTATTGATGGACCGCCAGATAATTTTACAACGTATCGTGTTAATGGTCACTGGCCAAGTATTGAGCGTGGTATTCGTATACTGAATGAGGCGGGTAAATTTACACGTTGGAAGTATATTGTTTTTAGATACAACAGTAGTTTTAAAGATATTAAAGCTGCGTATGACAAAGCATGGGAGTTGGGTATGCGACAGTTTATGCTAGTACATACTAAACGAGCCCAACCAGGACAAACTATTCCTATTGAAGAGTTTAGTGAAAACCTTGATCTACTAGAAGAATATTATGAATCCATTAAACATCTTAAGCCTCCTAGATTAAGAATACAAATTCATCCAAGAGTTAGAAAAGTTACTGAGGAAAAGAATCTAAAAACTACTAATACAGCAAAATATGATAATGTAATACAATCACAACAACAGAAAGAAGAAAAATACGAAACTGAAAGTGTATATCCACAATGTATTAATGTTAAAAACTGGGCTCAGTTTATAGGCAGTAACGGTATCTACTATCCTTGCTGTTATATGAGAAGTGAGGATAACCGCATGATTGAAGGTGCTGGACTAACACCGGAAGATTTAGAAAGTATGAGTATATATAACCACAGTGTTGAAGAGATACTTGCTGGACCTGGTTATCGCAAAATTACGGACAACTTTGAAAACATCAGTGTATGTAAGGAAAAGTGTGCTAAAAAGAGTTAACTTTCTTTAACTGCCTTATGTACTTCGTGATCCAACCAGTATTCATGTGTTGGCTTAACATATTTTCTATTGGCATCATCTTTTAAAATTTCGTCAACATCAGGATCCCAATGTGCTATAGGAAAATCTATCTCCATTGACAATTTTTCCAAATATACACTGCGGTACAAGTATAACAATTCCTGACTAACAAAGTTTACATCAACACCAGCACTCATTAAGTCATCCAGTCTATCTAAAAACAATGGAGTGGTGTGAGCTCCTCTTACTCTCTCTTGCTGGTACTCTAGTATATTACTATCACGTCCTATAACTGCTACGCTAACATAATCTACCAAGTCATAACATGTTTCAATAAACTCCATGTAATCTGGAATATGTGGTAAGCCATCTTTAAAGTATGGACAACTTACACTTGTTACATAATAGTCTGATTGGTCCCAATCAAAATCTCTTAACAATACTGGGTTTTGCCAGTGTTTAGCAAATGGCTCGTGATGGTGTCCTTCCCAATATGTATTAAGAAGTGTTTTCCATCCGTACACATCTTCATGAAGAGCAAATATTTTGCTGAATAGGTGATTTCCGCTACCTTGCGGCCCTGTAAGGATTAATAATCTACGCATATAACTATTTATCACTCCATTGCTTTTTGATAAATATCAATATGAAATATATTACACATTGGGCAACAGCATTAATAACAGCTCTTGTTCTGTTGTTTGTTCACTATAATGACAGTTATATTGTACAGACAGCAAGATTGAAAAGTTTCGATTTGTTACAACAAACTGATGAAGGGGTAGTTAGTCCTGATATTGGTATTGTAACAATCGACGAAGCCGCCATAGAAAAATATGGACAGTGGCCCTGGAAGCGTGACGTTCTGGCAGAACTTATCTGGAAGTTGCGTGAACAAGGAGCAGGAGTTATAGTTTTACCTATACTGTTCAGCGAGGACGATAGACTTGGTGGTGATATGGCACTGGCTGAAGCACTAGCAGGAAACGGTGTCATTATAGCACAGACAGGAAGCCTACAGGCAAACAAAAATGCTGTGCCACGTGGAATAGCAAAAATAGGAGACCCACTGCCGTACTTGTTTGAATGGCCGGGTATGCTAGGTCCTATTCCTTTATTAGGCGACAACGCTGACGGTGTTGGTGTATTAAACACTGCTCCTGAAATAGATGGTGTTGTTCGTCGTGTACCACTTATTATGCGAGTGGGCGAAGAAACATATCCAAGCATAGCAGTTGAAGTTATACGTCTAGCAACAGGCGCACCAAGTTATCAAGTAAAAGCAAATGAAGGCGGAGTAGAAAAAATTCGTGTGCCGGGTTATCCTATCGTTAGCACTGATCCTAATGGACAGATATGGCTACGTTGGAACAAATGGTTTACAGAAGTTAGTGCCGCAGATCAAGATCAGTTTTTTACACTTCAAGGCAAAACAGTAATTATAGGCGTAACAGCCGAAGGACTGGGTGGACTTATAGCAAGTCCTACAGGACCACAATATAATTACATACCAAGTGCCGTTACACTACAAACAATGATTGACGGTGATCAAATAGAACGTCCGTTTTGGGCTGACTTAGCAGAACTTAGCACTACTGCTGTTGTAAGTATTCTTATTATTTTAATTGCTGCTTTTGCGCCATACTGGTTAGTTGGTGGCGCTATACTAATACTTGGTGGTGGATTAGCATATGGTTCTTTATATGCGTGGCAAAACTATCTATATCTGTTAGATGTTACAATGCCTATAGTGGCACTTGTGTTAGTCGGCTTACATGCTACCTTTAACAGATTTGTAAAAGAGTTTCAACTTAAACAACAAATTAAGAAACAGTTTGAACATTACCTAGCACCTGCTATGGTTAAAAAATTACAAAAGAATCCTGAACTGTTAAAACTTGGTGGAGACACTCGTGAACTTACTATTATGTTTACAGACATACGTGGCT